CATCCTGGGGAACAGCGTCGCAGACATGACGATGGACCTACAACTTCTGATGTCCAACATTGTGCGCAACACGCTCGATTCGCTGGCCCAGTCGATCCATCCCCGGACGTGGTTCGTCGAAGGCCAGGCCAACGTCGACGACATCCTCAATGTCGAGACCGGCGCTGCCGTCCGGCTGCGCGCGCCGGGTATGGCCGGCGAGTTCAACTCGACCTTCGTCGGCCAGCAGGCGATGCCGATCATCTCCTGGCTGAACGAGGTCAAGGCCAAGCGTACCGGCATCGTGCCGGCCGCCGCCGGCCTCGATCCCGACGTCCTGCAGTCGACCACCAAGTCGGGCGTCGATGCCACCGTCCAGGGCGCGCAAGAGCGCACCGAGATGACGGCGCGCCTGTTTGCCGAGAACGGCATCAAGCCCCTGATGAAGGGCATCCTGAAGCTGCTCTGCCGCTACCAGGACAAGCCGCGCATGATGCGCCTGCGCGGCAAGTGGGTGGAATGCGACCCCAGGACCTGGGATTCCGACATGGACGTTATCGTCCATGTCGCCTTGGGCAGAGGCACCGACCAGGACCGCCTGATGGCCTTGAGCGCCATCGCCCAGAAGCAGGAACTCGCCATCGCCCAGTTGGGCGGCATCGCCAACCCCCTGGCCGACATCTCGAACTACCGTGCCACCTTGGCCCGCATGACCGAGATTCTCGGTTATAAAGATTCCGAGACCTTCTTTAAGCAAATTAACATGCCGGCGATCGCCCAGGCGACGATGGCGGCGCAGCAGAAGGGCCCGCCGCCCGATCCCAACATGGTCGTGGCACAGGCTCAGCAGGCCAAGGTCCAGGCGCAGATCCAGATCGATGCCCAGAAGCTGCAGCTCGAGCAGGCGCAGCTTCAGATGGATGCGCAGAAGCTGCAGGCCGAGGCGCAGCTCAAGATGCGCCAGGCTGAGCTCGACGCAAATCTCAAGCGCGAGCAGATGATGATGGACGACCAGCGCAAGCGTGAGGAGTTCCGCCTCGACGCGGTGCTGAAGCTGCAGATTGCCGAGCTCCAGCACGGCACCTCGGTGTCGACGCGCGACGCCGAGCTCGAGATCGAGCAGACCCGCCTGCTGCAGGACGTCGTGAAGCACCGCGAATCGCTGGTCCGCACCGAGGAGGCGCACGCCCGCGACCTGACGGCCGATCTCGAAAAGCACCGCATGACCACAGAGCAGAAGCGCGAGGCCGCCCGAATGGCGGCCGAGGCCAAGAAGGAGATGCGTGATGCTGACCGATGAGCAGGTCTATGAGGTCAATCAGTTCTTCAACGGCGACGCCTGGGCGGTGCTGTTTGCCAGGATCCAGTCGCACTGCATCCACCACTGGCTGCAAAGCAACGACCCCGAGGACCGCGAGGAGTGCTGGCGCCAGATGCAGGCGGTGATGACCCTGCATGAGACGCTGAAGAACGCGCCGGGGATCAAGGAGCTCGACCAGCGCAATCAGCAACGTCGCTATCAGTCTTGACGACCTAACCTAGCGTAGGAGTACACTGACCATGCCGACCAGCCCCGACACCCCTCCCCAGGGACCGAGCCTGGAGGACGCAGCCGCAAGGATGCTGGGATTTCTCGACCCGCCCGCGGATACCGAGACGCCCGATTCCCCGGCTGAAGAAGCCCCGCCGAAACTGACGAGGGCGTTGCCGCTGACGCCGAAGCGCAAGAGACGCCGGAAGAGACCCCGGAAGCCGAGGCCGAAGCCCCTGAAGCGGAAGACAGCGAAGAGGCGCACGACCAAAAGGAACCCCAGTACGTCACCGTCACGGAAAACGGCAAGTCGGAACGGATACCCCTCGAGGAAGTCACCAAAGGCTATCTGAGGCAGCAGGACTACACCCGCAAGACCGAGTCGTTGTCTCAAGAGCGCAAGGCGCTCGAACAGCACAACGAGGCGGTCCGACAGGAGCGTCAGACTTACGCGACCATGCTGGTTGCGCTCAGGGATCAACTGCAGGCGATGCAGCCCCAGGAGCCCAATTGGGATGATGTGTGGAAGTCTGATCCGGTGGGTTATGCGCGGCAGCGCGACGAATGGCGGGAAAAGCAGGACAAGTTGGCTGCGTCCAACTACGAGCTTCAACGTCTTCAAACGCTGCAGCAGCAGGAGCAGGCGAAGAACCTCGCCGAGCTGGTCACGAAGAACCGCGCGCGCATGCTCGACATGCAGCCGGCCTGGAAGGACCACAAGCGGTGGGAGGCCGATCGGCAGCGCATCATCGACTACGCGCAGAAGCCAGAGGTCGGGTACTCCGCAGAGGAGATTTCGCAGGCCTACGATCCGCGCGCCATCATCCTCCTGGATAAGGCGCGGAGGTTCGACGAGCTGATGGCGCAGAAGCCCAAGCCCGTCACGACCAACGGACCACGGGTTGCTTCGGCAGGTGCTGCACCCCGCGGCAACAACGCTCTGAATGCGGCCCAGCAACGTCTCGCCAAGAGCGGCAGCGTCCACGACGCTGCCAAAGTGTTCGAGCAGCTCCTCAAGTAGGAGATGCGCGAAAGCGTAGAGTAGGAGTGCGTAACCATGGCTTTGATCACGAACACGCTGACCAGATACGATGCTGCACGTGCGGTTCGAGAGGATCTCTCGAACACGATCTACAACATCGCTCCAACTGATACCCCGATCATCAACAACGCCGGTCGCGACAAGGCGAAGTCGACGCTGTTCGAGTGGCAGACTGATGGGCTTGCGGCGGCCAGCAACACGCCGGTTCTTGAAGGCGATGACGTCATCGGCGTGACGGATGCGCGCGGCGTGACCAACCGGGTGAATAACTACACGCAGATCAACCGAAAGTTGATCTCTGTTTCCGGCACCCTCGAGGCGGTCGACAAGGCCGGCATGACCAGCTACCTGGCCTACGAGCTCTCCAAGGCCTCGTCAGAAATCAAGCGCGACATGGAGCTCGGCGTCTCTGGGTTGCAAGTCGGTGCGGTAGGCACCAACGCGGTCGCACGCAAGACCGCTGGCATGGGCGCCTGGATCATCACCAACTACATGGCCGGCGCCGGTGTCGGCGCCGCACCGATCATGTCGGGCGGCGGTCTCAACGGCACGCCGTCGACGGCAGCCGTTGCCGGCACGCCGCGGGCTTTCACCGAGGCGCTGTTCAAGACGGCGCAGGCTGCGGTGTGGAACCAGGGCGGCGATCCCAAGGTCGCTTACATGGGGGCTACGCAGAAGGGCGTCTTCTCGACCTTCGCTGGCATCGCCACCCGATTCCGCGATGTGCCTGCCGGAAAGCAGGCCACGATCGTGGGCGCGGCCGATGTTTATATTGGCGACTTCGGCGAGACCGTGGTCGTGCCCGACCGCTTCATGCCGGCGACGATCGTCTATGTCGGCGATCCAGAATATATGTCGCTCGCCTACCTGCGGCCGTTCCAGACGACCCCTTTGGCCCAGACCGGCGACGCCAAGAAGACCATGGTGCTATCGGAGTGGGGTCTCAGAATGAAAAGCCAGTACGCATGGGCCGCGATCGCCGACCTGATCTGATTCCTCTCGCCCTCTTCCGTAGCTTTTCACGCACTACGGAAGAGGGGCCTCGGGGGTGGGCCAGCGTAGCGTAAGGCTCACCCCTCCTTTTCTTGGAGGGATCACATGGAAAGACGGCCCTATAGCGTCGATCCGCTGACCGGCACGGCGCATTACGTTGACTACGATGCTGACGCCGATGCGTTGCATTACACGTCTGAGCAGGAGGTCGGCCCGCTGCTCGAATGGAATCGCCTGCTCTACAACGAGGCGCCAACGGGCTGGGCCGAAGGCCGGCATGTTGCCCACCTGCCGGCGATCATTGTCGTCAAGCTGATGCAGGAGGGCATTCTCCACGACAGCAAGAGGCTGCGGCGCTTTCTCAACGACTATGATTTTCGCTCTCTGCGGACGCGGCCGGGGAATCTCTGATGCCTGCGATCGAAATCGAAGACTATGACGACCTGCTAGCAGCGGCGGCTGACTGGCTTAATCGTCAGGATCTGGCCGACCAGATTCCGGCCTTCGTCCGATTCGCCGAGAGCCAATTTAATCGCGAACTCCGCGTCAGGGATATGATGGTGCGCGCCTAC